CCCTTCCCTCCCCAGGAAAGTAAGCCTTCTCATCGCGACCGAGGTCTGCGGAGGCGGTTAAGCACCGTTCATTATTTCACGGCATTCCCCAACAGTCAACACGGTCGCGGGGTTCAACTCAAAAGCCACGCGACGGAGCAAATTAAACATGACGGGCTCATTGACATACAAAGGCATATAACTATGCATCATCTCTCCCAAATCTTGAGCATAAGCCATAGCGAAGAGATGTTTCTGCCAATAAGCCGGCCAGCAGGTCTTTCCAAAACAAAAACCCGCAAATTCGGGATTCTTCCTAATATGGGCTCCCTTAACCCTAAAACCCAGTCTTTTAATAGCCTCGACATAGACTTCAAAATCAATGTCGGCACCCTGCACAGTATCATCCCCAATAGTGTGCGGCTGATTCTGGGTCGGCTCCCTACCCAGGCTTAGGTTTGCCAAGTAATGCACGAAGCTCTGCCCAACAGAATTTAACAGTATTGTTAAGTAACAACCTGACTTCATGATACCAGGACTACCCTGAAACACCTGAGTTCCATCCTTGAACTGGAATATCGCGTCCTCAAACAGGAGTTTAAAACGCTGATCAACCATCTTTCCCCACCAGTCGGAATGGCCAAAGGCCAACTCCTTCACAAAGGTTTTCCACATGTCGACCATCCAGCCCTGGACAGACCAGTCCCAGGCGGACTTATCAAGACACAGTACTTCCCCTCTATACAAGGCTTTCAACTGCCTCCAACCTCCAGAGATGGGGGACCACCCTACTAAACAGGGGGTCCGGCCTACCGAGTCCAAGGAGACTCTCCCGAGCCATCCAAAGAGCACTCTATCGACCAGGGTGTCCACTAGACTGACGGCGCTTATCAGTCGGTATCTCCCTTCCTCCATCTTCTTCGCGGAATGGGGTTCTGGTTTAACAAATACGTTCAACGGGTCAGCTACTGGAGATTCTAGGAGACTTAAAGTCCTTTGCCTGACTACAGCTCTGACATACGCCAGGCGGTCGGGATCCATTGTAACTCCATCCCATTTAAATATTTGCGCGTTCGTACTTCCTAATTTGGCCAAAATGCAGCATCCAGGGGTTGAGGTCATGTCTATTTCTTCTATTGCGCGGGAGAACTGGCTCTCGAAAAAGTCATCGAAGCTACTCGTCGATCTAAGATCGACTTGCCACGCCTTGTAAGACCTGAGGGCTGCTCCAATCGCGCGATCTTTTGCCTGAGGTTGCGGAGCCTCCTGGCTCTCGCAGACTTCGGTATGGATTTGACTGTGGAGTCTAAAGGAGCGCTTGGCACTGCAGGGATCTGTGAGGGGCCAGCCGTAGCTTTGCTCTCCAAACTCTCTCGGGGCAACAAACCCGCTAGGCGGGGGCCTGCTAGAAGTGGGTCGCGAACAATTTCTTGGCTCGCTAACACCTCTCCACGGGCCCCAGCAACTACAGCGGGGGCCCTGACTAAGTTTTCCTGGTCCTGGAAAACCAAAGCCGTTCGTGGGGCTGCCGGCAGGTCCTCGTCCACTCTAGGACTCCCTGCAGCAGCACTTTCCCTCTCATAGACAGGCTGCAAAATTCCCTGCTTAACAGAACCTCTCTTAACTTTCCTCAAGTCATCGAGGTCCTCCTCCTCCATCACATAATATTTTCCATTATGTTCCACAAAATACTCCTCAGGGTCATAGGGGCTACGCATGAAATTTATCTCATCGCCCCTAGCCAAAGCTTGCTCTATAAACATCTTAGAGCTATCCTCCTCAAAGGAGGACAACTGCATGCTGATATAGGCAGCGTCGTATCCAAGGTTCTCGGTGCTGCCCCCTATATGCAGCCCATAAACCGTTTTCCCAACGTAATAGGGGCTACCGGAGAATCCCTTTATCGTAGAACCCTTGTAAGTGACATAACCGAAGGCCTCATGCTTATCCAAGAGACCCATAGACTTCTGACCACCGGCTACAGCCTGGACAAAAAGCCCAGAGCCCTTACCTACTGCGGTGCTCATCAATTTGGCCGAGGAGAGATTTAAAGCCGAACGCTCCTGGGGGGTTATCTCCATATAAACGAGATCCCCATCCATAGCGCAAAATCGATCGGGACTAACATAAACCTCTCCTTTGAGAGTCTTCAACTGCACATCTTCTGAGCCTTCCACTACGTGGTAGGCGGTGACAAAATATTTGCCTGCTGATGTTAGAAATCCTTGGCCAGCCTGGTAATAAATCCCATCGCGCCTTATTATCACCTCAGCCTGAAAGCTGGGGATGGAGGACGCTTCAAAACTACTGCCAGGCATCATCCTCTCTGGCTCGAAGGAGTATATACCCGTCTTCTGTTGCGTATAAACAACAAAAGTTCTCCTTATAACCTTTACAAGAGGACTTATCTGCGCATAGGCCGTAGAGACCATACAATAGGCCACAGCAGCCATGAAACCTATCTCCAACAGAGAGACATGGTCCGAAGGGGTGTGACCTATGAAGCGCATCTTCTGGTGAACCCAGAAGGCCTGAGAGCGTCTGGCCACAGGTATAGTGAACAAGTCAACAAACCTAAGCCAGTTCTCAACGGCCCACTCACTAACGTGGGGCCATATTAGGAACATTATAACCAGAGTCATTACAAAGCGACAAGTGTCGCTTAAAAAGGACTTCAACAGTGAAATTAGACTACTCATGGTTGAACTCATGTAGTAAAACAGAAAACTCGGGAAAAGTTAC